GTAAATGAAATAGTTCCATTTCCAGTCACATTTTGTTGATAATAATTTGCACCACTGTCTGTTACTTGAATACATCCATTCAATGTAAATCCACCTATTGAGATATTCAAAGTTTCATTATTACCAGTTTGGTTAGTAGCAAAACCATGTCCATCAGTACTAAACGGAACATTAGTTCCACTTGTTAAGGTAGGTGTTGATCCATTCACATCAATAGCTGTGACACTATAACCACCTGCACCAGTTGTAGCATCAAAATATAAACTACCTGATAAGGTAGGAGGTGTTGTTGATGGGGTTACACTAATTGTTGGTGTTACACTTATTGAAGGAGTTGTACTTATTGAAGGTGTTACACTAATTGTTGGTGTTACACTAGGTGTTACACTTGGTGTTGCACTTGTTGATGGAGTCACACTTGGTGTGCTTGGTATACTTGGACTTACACTAACACTTGGTGTCACACTAGGTGTCACACTAATACTAGGTGTAATACTTACTGAAGTAGTCACACTAGGTGTTACAGATGGAGATGCTTGAACACAGAAAGGATTAGCTCCTCTCCAAGCTGTAGCTCTCATACTATTAGGTACAACAGTAATTATAGCAACATTCTGTTCATAGAATATATTTCCTACTTGTGAACCTGCTACTAAAGTAGTTCCAATAGATGAACCTACAGGACTTCCACTATAAAATAAATTATAGTTTCCGTCATCATAAAATTTATAATCAACAGAGGCACTATTTAAAAACACTTCAAATGTACCAGGTAATATTTTTTCACTGGTTAAAGATCTAGGTATGTTTAAAACATAGATAGAAGCATTAGCTCCTGTTGGGAAAAATTTAACTGTATCTAAATTACCTAAATCAACTAATCCTCTATTATAAGACTGAGTAGTTAAAGTACCATCATTAAGTGTGGTATTTTGTCTTTCAATTAAATATAAAGATGAAGCTGATGGTAAAAACTTAGGATAATAAATCATATTGATAGAATTGTAAACCAATCTATCATACTGACCATTAGTTATGTATTCACTATTAGGATCAAATATAGATCCACTATAATTAACTCCTAAGTTGACTACAATTCTATGATCAGCAAATGAGCCGGATGAAATATCCCAGCTTTTATTCGCTGTATATGGTACTACGAAAGTATCAGATACACTAAATCTCTTGTAAACATCTGCTGACATGGGCGAAACATTAGAAGTCTAATTTAACTTTTAATAATAATTCCTTGGTAAAGTCTTTAACTAGAGGTTTATTTAATTTAGCTACTGCTAATAAATCACCTGTATTGTTATATAAACCAACTGTTGTGATAAATGTTTGAGGATTATACACTAATTGAGTATATAATAAATTACCATTAGTATCAATTATAGTTGGGTTAGTTGTGTAGTTAAATTCAGCATTCTTAACACGTGTAAAGAAATAACGTGATGAGATTGTTTCATAGTTCTGTAAACTAAAAGTAGGAGCTAATACAACACTAGATGAAATCATATCAAAAACCATTCTGTTATTGATATTATAAGTTGCTGTTGTACTAAAGAAAGCAGCTGCTTGAGATGAGCTAAATTCATTAAATACAGCACCTACACCACCTAAAGCACCAGCTGGTAAAGCTAAAGCTCTTGGATTTAATATGATTAATCCTTCATCAGGAATCATAATACCATAAGATCCACTAACTGTGTAGTTAGAAGATGAAGGTAAGTTTGTTTGAGTTGATGAGTTATAAGAGCCACTTAATAATTGATAAACACGAGATGTACCAATATAAGTTGAAGTAGTTGTTACACTTGAATCATCTACTAAACCAATTGATCTAGCACTACCACCACTGCCACTTGTAATACGTAAGAAGAAAGAACCTGGATTGATAGATTCTTTAAATCTTGATCTGTTTACAGATAGTACAATAATGTCTTTTGATGTGAAAGTTGAACCGCCAAATTGGAATGATGAATTTTCATCTCCATAGACTAATGATCTAAATTGACCATAAACATCTCTTGTTGGTGTTTTATCAACTACTAAAGGATTAAAATAAGATGATCCTGATCCACTAATGTGACCATAAGCAATAGTGAACTGAGACTCAAGTGATTGAGTTGCAGCTACATTTCCTTGATAAACATTAAGGAAAAATTTACCAGCAGGAGTATTTTGCTCTTGTAATGACCAACTAAAAAAAGTGGTTAATTGAAGAGTATTGTTGCTCCACATTGGTGACACTATCGCGTCTGAACTTAGGACCTGATCTTCAGGGTTGTATGCTCCAAAAGACATATGTTAATTAGGTTTTAATTAAAGTTAAAGGTATAGTAATTCTAGCACCACTATCTCTACCAGTTACAGTTATTGTAGTTGATATTGAAGCACCTGCTACAGCACTTGTTGGGAATAGAGTATTAATTGTTGTTGCAATTAAACTAAATGATGTACCAATTTGACTCGCTGATAGACTAGCTCCGCTAGCATTTGGAGTTGGGTTAGTTATATTTAATCCAGTTGTATCAATACCTGTACCAGTGAATGTACTTAAGAATCTTGAATCTCCCACAGTCATTAAGTAACCTGATGGTTCAAATGTTGAAACAGCACCTAAGTAGTTTAATGTTTGTGGAGTAATATTGATAGCCGCTGCTTGACGTAATGATACAGCCGCATATCCAAGGTTAAGAACTGGTAGTTTAGATGTACCACGAGGTAAAGTTACTAATTTGTACTTCATCATTTGTGTTTCATCTACAAAAGCTTCTAATAAAGGCATTGCCTCAATAGCTTCGCCATAAAAAGCTGAACCTGATGGGTGATTAGGATTATATAAAGTATAATCAATCTCATCATCAGCTAAAGCAAATTGTGTGATTTGGAATGAACCATCATTACGTGCTAACAATTCACGGCCTTTCTTTGTTAGAACCGCGTCAATTGTTACATATTGGTTATTTAAATACGCCATTTTAAATATGTTGTTTTATATAAATATATTACGGAACCAGAACTGTACTAAATATTTTACTCTTAAGTTCACTTACAACATTAGCTATGTTATCATCTATGTCTAATTTCAAATTAAGACTTTTAACAATACCAGATGATGTTTGTCCAGGTTTCTTTAAGTGATTAATAACCACATTTGTTTCATCAGGTACTCTCTTTGAGAATACATAACGAGGTATTCTATATGGAGTAGCACTAGATGTTAATATGTTTAATACAGGTCTATCTAATTTAAATGCCACACTTGATCCTGAAGGATAAACTTCAAGAATAGTGTATTCATTCACATCTCTAAATGTTGAAACTACAGCTGATGATCCTGAATCAAATCTAATTACATCTCCAGGAGTTAACTGGAATGGATAATCTGGAGGGCAATAAGTGTTATAAATTTTAAGTGTTGGATCTACTGTGTTAATACCTGTTAATGTGCTAGATGACATAAACATAGTAGCATTATAATAAGTACTCATAGCAGCGGAACATGACACTATACTCTTATCAGTTGAATCTACTATTAATGATGGTGAAGAATCATCAACAAAGAATAATAAGTTTGGAGCATTACCTGCTGCTGGTCTAACATTAACAATACTATATCCATTGTAACCAACAGCGCCTCCTCTATCATATCTAAATGTTCCTTGATAATTTGGAGTACCGTTTTTATTTACAGCGGGTATTAATACATCAACAAAACTTGAATTACCAAAAATTACTTTAATTTCAAGAGTTACTATCACATCATAAGGTAATGGTGTTCTAGAACCTGGAGAACTTGGAGGCCAATATTCAACATATCCGCTAAAACTTGTTTCAAACCAGCCATAGTGAGTTATAAGTCTCACATTAACAGATTCTCTATAGTTACCTCTTATAAAGTAAATATCGCCTGAATATCCTGTTGGTAAAGCATATCTTTGTTGAGTATCAGCTACTCTCCATAATGTTGGAACAAATTTATATCCACCAGCAAATATATTATGATTACCATCTAAATCTTTTTGGCCTGATGGGTTTTGATTATCAAATAAAGATATATTTAATGATCCTGTGTTAGAACCATAATAATCAGTTGATGGGAATATATTTTGTACTTGATATAAATTCCAGAATTGATTATTTTTAATATTTGTATAATCACGTTGAGTTAATTCTACTAAGGAACCTGATGCGTCAATTAGATATTTTAAATATACATTTGAACGTTCAGGCATTGCTATAGCGAATGAACCTGTACAATTGATTTCAGAGAAGAAAGCGTATTGAATAGTATTCTTATCAATAGCAGCCCCAGCACCAAATGGTGCTAAACCTCTTTTATAGAAATCAAAATCATTATTGTTATAAAAAGTATAAGCTGTACTTGTCACTTGAGAACCAATATATCTTGGTCTTATATGACGAGTATATTCATAAGTAAAATCTTGTAATTCTACAGGTTCTAATATTTGAACTAATCTACTTCCACTAGTTATGTAATTTATTTTTTGTCTATACTGAGATAATACAGAATTAGGAACATTATTTAATAATGGATTATAATTATAATACCATATTGATTCTGAGTATGAACTAGTATTAGTTGGTAAATAAGTAGTAAATGGATTAGATTGAGTGTAAGTCACTTCAATAGAAGCACTTGGTAGCTCACCTGTAAAGAAATCTCTAGCATCTGAAAGCATAGATACAGGTCCTAAATTACCTTGTATAGTGTATCCATAAATTGACTGGCTGTAGTTACCACCATTGCTGGCAGTAATAAAAGCTGTATCAATAGATTGACTTAATTCTAAATAAGTAAATTCAGGTTCTGGTCTATATACTACTGGTCTTTCAAGTAAGTGAGGTTTAATTACAATACCTGTAGATAAATTAGTTCTAGCAGGAGTAAAATCTTTAAGTGTTCTAAATAATGAGTTATGAAAGAATGAAATTAAACGAATAAAATCTTTATAATCATATCTATTTACAAATTTCTTAAAGAAGTCAACTTGTAATGGTTGAATTTGTTGATAAGATCCTGTAGCAGGATTACCAATAATACTATCCATATTATAAGTAGAACCAAACGCTGCTATAATAGCTCTATCAATTTCATCTTGTGGAGATAAACTAGCATCAAGTATATGAATATCCTTAGTTACAGGAATTGTTGGTTGTATCTCAATACTCTTATTTGGTAAAAGTTGAGTACCATAAGCACTACCACTATATATTCTTATTTTATCAGTTACAGGATTAGCTAAACCTGAGTTAGCTACATCAGCATAGTATGTTTCAGTAAATGAATAGTAATTATTTTGATTAGGAAAGTTAGCAAATGAAGCTGTCCATCCTTGAATTATTAGATCTGGAGCTACAGAGGCAATACTAGCTGTTAAGTTGTGATTACTAGTGTATAAGTTATTTCCTAATGGCCACCTAGCTGTTAAATCTGAGTATGAAGATGTTGTAAAATTACCTTCAATTGATTCAGGATTTAACACATGAGAATCAAAAGTTGATTCAGATACATGATTAGACCATAATCTTAATTCTTGTAATGATCCACTAAATGGAAAAGATCCACCCCCAAATGTCATAGTACCTTGACTATACCATAGTGAGTTAGAAGCAGCTGTGTTAGTAGTTAAACTAGCACTTGTTTTATGCCCTATTTCTCCCCACACATTACTCTTAACAAAGAATTGATATGTTTGAGAAGTACTTGTTTGTCCTATTCTTAAGTTAGGATTGGTTCTTTGAATTAATACTGTGTACCAATCTGTATCAGTATCAGAATCACTATTTGAACCTGTATAATAAACAGGTATAGTAGAAGATGTAACTGATAGTCCACCTAGTTTAAATTGGAAATATCCAAATTGGCCTGTACTACCTGAGTATATTGAGTTATTAGATGCTGTCGCGGCATACAATAAATTAAATTGAATATCTGAACCGCTATAAAATAATGATTGAGTAGCAAAACTTGATGTTGGGTAAGCTTTAAATCTAAATTCAATACCGTTAGGAGCTATATCAGTGTTACCTGTTCTAACTGCACTTTGTGAAGTATAAGTCCAAGGAATTCTAACTGTGTTTGAGCCACTAACATTTAAAGCATAAGTAAATCTATCATATTCATATTCAAATGAAGATGTTACTTTATCAACACCACCATATTCAAGATAACTCATTACTGTATCAGGAACACCAAATATAGTATTTAAGTATTGTATAAAACGAGTAGTACCTTTAGATTTAAGTAATAAAGGTAAGTTATGGTACATACGTTTGTATATACCTTTTTGTAAGTCTTGTCCTGACATCTGGTATTGAGAGGCACTTACTAAAGTGTCAAATGAACCAGTTATTGGTAGATAACTACCATCAGGATTTATACCATACAAATATTGGAATACATTAGTTCCATCTTCATTAGTATAAACATCAATACCCATTGATTGTAAAGCAAAGTATACTAAATCTTTAGATATACCCTCAGTTAATGAGTTTTTAGCTTTATATAAGTCTGAGATTGCTTTAATATGAATCCAAATGTCATCAAACATTTGTCCTAAGGATGCTACAAACTGAAATACTAATTCATTATCTGTATTTTCAGTTATATAGCCAGGCATTGCATATAACAAATAGTTTTGGTTATTGTCATCATACAATGAAGCTGAAGTATTATAACTAGCATACCAGTTAACACCTTGAGATGATGTAACTGAGTAGTTAATATAAGGTTTAGTTGAGTTTTGTTTTGGCCAAGCATATGATTCACTTTCATAGTACATATACTGTTCCCAACCATCAAAACTTTGAATTACTTTATTTATTGAATTTTGATACTTAGTAGCATCTAGTTGTGCTGTAGGAGAAACACTCAAAGCAGCGGAAGCACTCATTGAAGATGTTACCTCAATTTGAGTTAATTTATATTGGAATCCTTCTAATCTACGAGCCGCAGAAGAGAAGTGAACAAATTCTTCAAAATCAGTATAATCAACATTAATAGCGAAATTAGAAGCGCTTAATTGACCAAGTAATTGCTGTAATTGAGGAGCAAATGTACCTTGGAAAGTAGTTACTTGAGTGAAATTATAATATGGAGTAGGTCCTACTCTTAAATTATCTAAATCTAAATCAAAATTAGCATTACGTAATGTTGGGAATACTGTTGGTACAGGATCTACGGTGATTATAGCTTCAAACTTTTGTGGGTTTGAAATTTCATCAACAACAGTTAATAAATCATTTACCTTATAATTTACAGGTAATGGATTTAATAATTTAATTAATACAGTTGGAGGTCCTGATAATGTTGAAGTTACTGTTCGGTTATTTAATGAACCAGTTATTGTTGTGGTAGAACCACCTATATCTAAAGCTACATTAATAGCTGGTATTAATCTATTTTTACCAAAGTTTAAATAAAATTCTTTAAAATAAGGAGTACCAGAAAATGTTTGAATAAACTCATTTGTATTTTGAGTTAAAGCACTAACAGGAATGTTATTAGTTGATAATCTAATTTCAGTTCTATCACCAGATATTTCTTTAATGAATAGACTTGGATTAAAACTTTTAACTATAACAGGTCTTAAAATATTATAAGTAATATTATAATTACCAAACTTAATACCTAAATCCTCTAAATCTTTAGCGGGATCAAAAATTAATTCCTGGATTGTAAAAGAAGATGATGGTTGGAAATTACCTGGTGTTTTATATCCTTTAAAAGGAACAATAGAAAAAGAAACTTTACCTGATGGATCTGATAGATGCATTTCTACATAATCTTCAGGAGATCCAAAGTTACGAACCATATCTCTTGTCAAAACCAGAGGAAAAGCTGATCCTGTAAGGATATTATTAGTGCTTAATATTTTTTTAATTTCTGTACTCATTATATTTGTGTTCCAAGTTCAATTTGAGAAGCTAATAAAATTTGATTTTTTAGATCTATGTTTTCTTCTCTTAATAATGAAATTTCATTTTGTAAATCATCTAAAGATAATCCAATATATTCTAAACTTCTAGTCGCTAGAGTTAGATGTGAATTTTCTGATCCTGTAGGAGGAATATCAAAAAATAGAATATCATATTCATTAAAAAATTGATCAACAGTCATATCAGGAGTTAAACCATCATTATCAATCGCTTGATTTTGTTTAGCTAATTGAGAAAATTGAGTGTTAACTACATTATTAAAATTATCTAAACTATAAATAGTTTTTTGTATCTGTATTTGCTGTTCAGCCATTATTCAACTGTTTGTAAAACTTTAAAATAATAATCATCATCAAAAATATAAGTACCACCATCAATGATAGACTTAATTTGTATTTTATAATAACGATCAGGTTCTAAACCATTCATATATAATCTAAAGAAACTACTAGTGGCATCAATACTTAATCTAGTTGCTACATTATCAAAATCAACTACTTTAAGGTTGGTATTCAAATCTATAATAGAATAGTATGAAGTAACTGGTAGGCATTTATTATACTTATAAAGAGTAGAAGTAGCATATATACGTTGAGGATATTTTTCTCTAGCATATACTCTAAACTTCACATACTCATTATCATAAAAAATATTCTTATTATTTGATACAGCTATGTTTATTTGTTCATCAGTTATAAACACAGATGAACCGGTACTAAATGTACTATCATCCCATTTAAACTCCAAGCAAGGAGGATAAATTGTATTAGTGTCTCTTGAGAAGAAATTAAATGTGTATTGATAATTAGGATCAAATTCAAATGAACCTGTACCTGTTGCTGATGCTGAGGTACTATTCATAATGATTAATCCGTTATTACTAATAACACTTCCTGTCCACCACCCAACAAATCGAGTCACATCAACATCAATATCTTTAGTTGAGAAGAAATTAAATGATTGAGTGACAGAAGCTGTATACCAGTTAGCACCACCATTTGCTGGGGTGTAAAAAGATGATGTTATGCCTGTTGGTAAACCTGTTATTGACCAAGCTGATGTTTGGTTTGAGTTTCTATATTCCCAACTAGCCCCATCTGTTGTTATAGGAATATTTGAAAATCTACCTGTACCCATATCCCAACTTTGGTAAATTGGATGTACTTCTATATTGAAATTAGTTGGAATACCATCAACATTAGCATTGTATAATTTTAATGAAGCGGTAAAGTTAGTTCCTGATTTAGAAACGGCATCAGCTATGTCAGTGTTGTCAAATTTAATTAATACGCGACCAACTGATGATGAAGCATACAGATTGGACTCATTCTTAGATAAATCTAAGATAGAATCCAATCCAGCGTTTAGAGTATTGTACTCTGAGTATATTGTTGTGTCCTGTGAAGGAAATATTTTGTAAACACCCATTTATATTAGTATTATTCTAGTATAAATATGGGATGTTTATAGAGATTAAGCTAGTAAGTGATGATATTCTTTGAAGTGCTTAATACGATCAGCTAAACCAATAGTACCACCGTTAACACGTTTAGTAATTTTAGTTACAACTGCGTCAGTAGCGCCTTCATCAGCCATTTTATGTAAACCATTTTTATTAAAGAACCAAGCAGCTGATAATAAAGCATATTTGTCGGCTACTGATGTTGGATCTTTTGTTAAGTCTTCATTAATAGATTTACCAAATGCTGTGTAGTTATCTTTACCTGTTAATTGGATATAACCACGACCGCAGAATTTAGCGCCGTCGCCAGATGATTCAGGACCATTACCCATTCTATTACCATACACTTTGTTGGCAATTTTTTCAGGTTGTCTAGCGTATGCTGCGGCTGCTGCTTCAGTTGGAAAATATTTTTTGAAAGTGCCTGTTAAACCCTTAGCACTATAGTTTAAGTTTTCTTTAGTTAGTCTAAATCCACCTGATTCGTGACCACATTGAGCTAAGAAGTGTGCTAAGCGTAATGGAGTGTTGATTTGGAATTTTTCCATTACTCCAGGAATTTGGCTAATTACTTTGTCAGGAATGTGTCCTTTTAATTTGTCTAAATTCATATTTTAATTTTTAGTAAGTTACAATACGACCATAAATATCAGTATTAGGATATCTTACTTCAAAAATACATGGATCTAAAGAAGGATAAATAACACCTTGTTTAGTTGCGCCTTTAATATCATATGAATATGGAGAATAATTACCACCAGCTAAATTTACAATATCTACTTTAATAACTGATTGAACACCTTGAATAGCTCCAATCATGTTGTATATATCTGAATATATAATAGGTTGGTTTATTTGCCATTTATCTATATTGAAATAATCTTTTAATGTATTGATACATTTAGTTAATACTTCTTGTGAGTTATAAGCTGGTAGTACTGTTATATCAAAATTAACTTTAATATTAATATAGTAACCATCCTTAATAATAACAGCGTCACTCATCATCTTATTGTATGATAAGTATGTTTTTAAATTTTGTTTAATAACATTAGATGCTTTAATTAGTTTACCATCTAAATTAGTTGTTAAAATATAGATAGATAATGCTAATGGATTATTGTTAATAAAGTTTTGTCTGTCAGTATCATTAGCTACTAAATAATCTTGTGTTACATAAGCCTTACTTATATAACCAAATTTAGCAGGTAAAGATAAAGTACGAACTAAATAGTCAGCTTTAGTAACGTTTCTATTTTGAGTTGGGAAGTTAGCTAAAGCTTGTAAACGAATTTGTTCTGTTGTTTCACCAGGTCCACCACCTGAAGAAGGTTGATCATTATTAAATCTTATAGATCCTGATACTATGTTAACTATTGAAGAGTTTAAATTATAATCATTGATTGATGTTATTACAGTTTCAGCTACACCAATATCATCAGATGGTAAGTTGGCTTCAATACCACCACCAACTAAATAAGTAATTGTTAAAGTTGTATTTGAAGGTGCTACACCATATTCATTAGTATACATGAAGTTTGATGGATCATAAGCCATAAACATTTTACTAACACCATCTACTAAACCTAAACCTACATTGTCTGGGTTAGGGATAATTACCTCGTCTGGAGATGATGTTATACCACTACCAAATTCTAGTATTAAATTATTATCGTCATCAAAGCGAGTAACAAAGCGTCTATCAACTTTTTTAAGACGTAATAAGAAACGAGCACTATCATCATCATTATAGTAGTTAGGTTCGTTTACAGGCAGATTTAATGACTCATCAAATACAGTATCCTGTGCTAAGTATGGTACTTCATACCAAGTATTATTATCACTATCAGTTACATTTAATACCTGTATAATATTAGTATCACTAATAGTTATATTTTGAAATTGTTGAGGAGTAGTAAAACTAAATTCAGTACTTCTAACTTGTCCTGAAATAGCTTCCACTGATTTTTTAAGTAGATAATATTGAGGATTAGTTGTATTAGTAAAGTATTGATATATAGTAACTTCAGTTGGGTCAAATGATGATGAGAAACCAAAATCAACTGAGTCTTGAGTTATAAAAGTTATGCTTGGGTTTGATATAGACTTAATAGAAGAATTTTTTTCTACTTTTAAAGTATATCTATAATCAGGTCTATAGTTAGGAGCACCCTCTGAAGGTATTAATTGGTATACACTTAAATTAACAGATGAAACATTAGTTATTTTGGGTCTGTAACCTAAAGCGTATGCTAAAGCAATTATATTTTTTCTTTCTTGAGCGTATAATAATAATGTTTCTTGTAACTGAGTATCAGTATAGAATGATAAAATATCACCTACATAAGCGGCCATTTCAATGAACATATTACCAGGAGCAGATGGACTAAAGTCCATATAGCTATTTTGGAAGTATGTTCTAGCGTAGTTAATTAAGTCTGACTTTAATACACTAAAGTCTTTATCAAAATATTTTATATCAGGTACGTTTGCCATTTATTATTGAGTTAAATCTTGTGTTGAAACATTTATCACTAAATTATCATCTTGATTGTTTATTGAATAAGATAATGATATGGTTATATAATTTATATCTGATGATCTTTTAATTGAAATATCTCTAATAATAATATTAGGCACATAAGCATATATTTCATTTTCTAATCTAGCAGCTACACTGTCAAATGCTGTGTCTGGTTCAAATAAAGATGCTCTTAAGTTTCCACCAAAAGTAGGATTAAATAATCGCTCACCTTTGTCTGTTAATATATAGTTGATTAAGTTTGATTTAACTTGTTCTTTAGTAGTTGTGGTTGTATTAAATACACTAGTCTCATTATTGAAAACAACACTAATACCTATACCTCGTTTTTGTCCGACATCTACAGGATTAATACTATATGTGGGTCTTCTTAACATTATATTTGTCCTTCTTGTTTCATTTTACTCATTAACGCTGTAAAATCAGGTACAGTATCTATTCTAACAGCATTAATGTCACTAGCTGGTCTTGTGTTAGCGAACATTTCACTTACACTGTTAACTACTACTGGTTCAGATCCAAATCCACCCATAACATCAGATGAATTCATTTCAGCTATTGAACGCCATTCACCTTGTTGTGCAGTTTGTTGTAACATCTCATTCAATATACTATTATTAGTAAATGATGGAGGATTAATAGGCTGTGTAGGTTTGGCAGGTTTTATAGATTCAACCATGGAATTTTTTACAGCGGTTTTCTTGGTCTCTGCCACCACTGGCTTAGGCTCTGGTGTCTCAAGCATTAATCCAAGCTCTTCCCTAACAACAGCTTGTACTTCTTCACGTATAACCTTGCGTAATATTTTAATAAATGTATCGGCTTTCATGTTTATAAATATTTTATTATCCTAGTATTTGTTTAAGTTCATCAATTAATTCATCAGCTTCGCGTATTCTGCTAGGAGCTGTTTTTGTGATTGGCAAATTACTAAATCTATCATAAGCTATAGCTTGTAATGTACCATTTGATAAATTTACTACTCTAATTATATATTCTTTACCATTCATATCCTCATATACTTCAATTGAGTCTTTATTTTCACTTGGAGTTGATAATCCACTAATTACCTCAGTTGGGTAAATAGAACTATTAGGTGTTGGTGGTAAGATAATTACAATATTAAAGTTATCTAATTTTTGTTTTGATTTGTCAATAAGTCGTTTAAAGACATTTAATATAGAACTAACAGCAGTAGCCATTAACATATAATCATCTACCTTTTTTTCTAATTCTTTTATTAATGGTTCTGTAGTCTCTTTAAAAGCTAAATAAGCTGATGCAGCGGGTTTGTTTGGGGTTGGTGATAAAGACTCAGCTACTGCGGCTGCTGCTAGTTTTTTAGATTGTACTTTTAAAACAATTATATATAATTTAATAGCTACTAATCCCGCTTTAATTACTTTAAGTATAGTAATTAGTGAGTCAACTATTTTTTTTAATTCAGCTATTGTTTTTTTTATAGTATCTAACTTTTGTTTGATACTTGTAACATATTTTGTAAAATCACTATTTACATTTCTTGGTGTAAAATATATAGTACCTCCTATAACTTCAACTTTACCATATTTACTTAACTTTTTTTTAGCTTCATCAATTATTTTATTGATAACAGCATTGACTATTTTTTCAGTATTAATGAATTTTGATAATATAGGTAAAACAGCAGCTGCTAAAATATTTTTTAAATCAGCGGGACTTAATTTAGTTTGTTCTTTTAAAAAATTTCTAGCATTTTTAGCTTTTTCAAGTTCTTTTTTAGCTTTATCAGTTATACCTTTAGCCTTATCAATTTTAGCTTTAGCGTCAGATAATTTTTGAGCAGCTTGAGCGGCGGTTTGACCAACTACACCTCCTGCTCCAGAAACTAAATTTCCTAATTGTGCTGGATTTAAATTATTTGGAAAAATCGCTGTTGCCATTATATTGTAAATGATTTAGTTGATTTAAAGTTTTCTAGTTGTGATTTTATACCCTGAAGTCTACTTGTTAAAAACTTAGATGGTGTTTGAGCTAAGTCAGGAGTAAAAGCAGTCGCGGCTACCATTGTGCTATAATCAGCTAAAGCCTCCATTAAATCACTTAACACAGTATCTAATTCCTCTCCTTTAACTATTGGTTCCACAACACCATATCTATCTAATCCAAGTTGCATTTTAGGAGCATTAACTAAAAATATATTTTGTTCATCATCACTATCTATAGCACCTACATCAATAGTTACTTTATCACCAGCTGATATATTAATATAACGTTTTGAATTAAAGTATATATCATTAGAACGTGAGCTAAAAACTAAACGTCCTGATGATAATACTATCTGTTCTCCACTATATGTTTTAATATCATTAGTTGCCATTATATATAATTTTGAGCGGTTAATTACAATTTTGAGCAGTTAAATTCGCATTTCTTATTTGATCACAATCACAGTTGAAAGATGATGGAATTGTTTTTATAAACCATCCAGAGTAAGGTATATTATTACTATAATGAACATGATTAAAATGATTTCCTCCTTTACTACGATTATTAAAATACCATAAGACTCCTCTCTTATTAGCTCCTTCTCCTCTTCCAGCATTTGGAAGAGTTACAGCACTAGCTACAAATTTATCAGCTAAAGCTTTAAAAATAGATGATACAGGAGTATATGGTGTTTTAGAATCTACATCTGGGGTTCCGTCAGCAGCTACATTTGCTTTAGAATCAGTAATGAGTTTATCAGCAGGAGCTATAGTACCAGTTAAATCATAGAAACCAGGTAAATCAAGACCTTCTCCTTTCATATGTCTACTTATATTACCACTTGTTGTTTTACATGAATGACCACTTCTAGCGGTGCCTACATAAATTTTTAATTGTGTAGCTTTAGCTATGGCTATTAAATCTAATACTGTATTAGGATTAATAACACCATTTGTCCAATCATTCCAAGCTTGATTTGAAAATTTTATATATTGATTTAAATCTCTAACTATGTCAGCTGTAGTCAAGTCAGGAGGAAGACCACCACCTGAAAGAGAAAGTGTTGTAATGACTGATGGATAAGTATCTTTTAAGGATGCTGCCGCTGCTTCTGAACAAGTATCTCCATAACCACTATCAAATAATTGAAATCCATCATTTTCAGTGGCTGGTAGGAAATTAGCTTCATATAATTCTTCTTCTTCTTGAACTGTAACTGTTACAGGAGGAGTTGTTACTGGGGTGGGTGTTGGAGTGATAGTAACAGTAGGAGGTGGAGTCACTTGGCTACCACATTTGATATTTTCTTTCATTACTTCCCCAACTATTTTAAGAGCGTCCCAATGAGATGTTCTTGTTCCTTTGAAGTTTGTATCAGATGGATTACTAATAACTCCTTTACCAACACTTGTATTTGGACCAACATAAACATTTTCTGGAGGGACACCACTAGCCACAGCATTTTGAACTATTTTCTTTGTTCCTGCTCCAACAGCCCATGGTTCAACAATATATATTCTATTTTTATTTATACCTTTAACAGCAGCTATTTTATCAGCGTATTCACATCCTTTACTAAACATTATAACTGGAACTTTAGGATGGTCTTTTAAAAAGCTAGTAATTGTCGCTACAGGGGTTGACCAAGGAAATGCTTTTACATTTTTATCAGTTCCATATCCTTTTTTAAATATTTCTAACTGATCACTAATTGTTTTATATCCTCTAGATGTATCATCTAATCCTCCAACTAATACAGCATCAAATACATCATCACATTCATCTTGTAGTGGATTAGTAAATACAATATTATTATCTTGAGGAGTAAATAATGAATATTGATTGCTATTAGGAATATCTACATCAACAGGTTCACTGTCAGCATTCATTATACCTATGTAAGATGAATTAGTATTAGGATTAATATCTACAACACCATCAAATGATGTTTCATTTAATTCATTAGTTATTTCTTGTAACTTAGCCCCAAATAAAAATTTTCCATTTTTAGTGAGTGTTAACCCACCTCCATCTTCTGATTGAAGAGAGATATCAGTTGGACTTTGTTTTGAAAAATAATTATTAGCCATATTATTATCCGTTTGAGTTATTAACTATACCTATTTCAGCTAGTTTAATATTTAATTTATTAACATCAGCTGTTGGAGTATTAGGCGACATTGAAGGAGATTTTTCAATTTTATTTTCTTCAACTGTTTGCCATATTCCTATAGGGTCTAAGTAATAAGTAGTTTTACTATATTGTCCACCATTAACACTGATGTCTGTGCTTGGTCCTCTTAATAATGGAACAACATATCCTATATCAGGCAATTGTATTTTATTTTTATATAATGGTAGAGCTTTACCTTGTTTATTAACAGCTATATTATCTTCAATAGCGTTATAAATTATTTCTTTAGTTGTAGGATTAACACCTATTACTAAACCAAACTGATAAGTAGATGAAGGTAATAGATTATTTAAACTATTAGAATTAACTGATAGTCCTTGTCTATTATTCTTTTTAGTTGTACCTGTTGATATAGTATTTTCCTTACCCATTACTTAATTGTTTAGGCTCTTCTATTTTAATACCACTAATTTCTTGAAACAATAATTCCTTGTCACGCTCACTTAACATACCGCTATCATCATTCCCGCCAGTATTATTCATACCACGTTGAACAATACCCGCCATTTTAATTAAAGCGTCATCATTTTTAATTGCTAATTCCATATATTCTTTCAATAAAGGAACAAGCATCATCGCGTCACCTGGCTCCTGTATCATAGGTTTCAGTTGATCGATTAATGCTTTAATTTCCTTTTCCTTGCGATTAGCGTTTTTGTATATATCTTCTAGTAAGCTTGAAAAG